TAACCCGCCGGGCATTCTTTTGCCCAAATTCAGGAGAAAGACAAATGCGAAATATACAGACCCGTAATTTTAAAGCTGATGACGATGCGCTTAGCGCCATGCTGAGTAAGGCCAAAACTGAGCAGCGTTCTGATGATGCGCTGTCGGTTTCTATCCGCCTAGCTGCACTGGCAATCCATGCCCGCCAAAAAGAAATGTCTGCAGTAGAAATTATCGAATTACTGGACAAAGAGGCCGAGCGCTTTGAGAACCAAGCACAGGAGCTGCACTAATGGCTGACTCAATGGACATGGCGCAAGCGCGCGCCGATGAGCTGCTGGCACATAATATCGCCAGCGTGGTTAATCGTCCGGTCAGCGTAGCGGCTTCATTCTGTGAAGACTGCGATGCGCCAATCCCGGAACAGCGCCGCCGCGCCGTGTGTGGCGTAACTCGCTGTGTCAGCTGTCAGGACGTGGCCGAAATGCGCACCAAAGTATCAAAAGGCGGTGCTGCATGAACACTATTCTGAAGTGGGCGGGCAACAAGTCCCGTGTAATGCCGGAACTGCTGGCGCACCTGCCTGAAGGTGATCGCCTGGTCGAACCCTTCGCCGGTTCCTGCGCAGTAATGATGAACACCGATTACCCTGCCTATCTGGTTGCGGATATAAACCCTGACCTCATTAATCTCTATCGCCAGATAAAAGAGCACACTCGCCCGTTTATCGTTGTGGCGGTTAGCCTCTTTAATCAGAACACAACCGGCGAAAGTTATTACGCTATGCGTGAAGCATTTAATCACAACCCTGCACTGCCTCTTCTTGAGCGCGCCGCTTATTTCCTGTACCTGAACCGCAATGGATATCGCGGTCTTTGCCGTTACAACAAGCGCGGCGAATTTAATATCCCGTTTGGTAACTACTCGGAGCCATATTTCCCTCTGCGTGAGATTGAGGCATTTGCAGAGAAAGCCCAGCACGCGACGTTTATCTGTGCCGACTTCCGGGAAACGCTGCGCCTCGCTAAATCCGGGGATGTTGTGTATTGCGATCCGCCCTATGACGATACATTCGCGGAATATCACTCTGCAGGTTTTGGCAAAGATGAGCATCACGATCTGGTCAGCATGTTGCTCGACGTCTCGGAACGCTGCCCTGTTGTGGTTTCAAACAGCGACACCCTTTACACCCGCAGCATCCTGCGCGCTTTCGACATCACCAGAATCAGCGTAGCCCGCTCGGTTGGCGTAGCTGCAGGTGAAGGAAAGCACACATCAGAAATCATTGCGGTACGTCAGCCTAAATCCGCCGTCATTTTTACTGGCTTCGATATGGCTGCTGGGCCGGACTGCTCTATAAAAGTAGAGGTGCAGCCATGATCGATACGCGTTGCTTCGCCCCTGGTGTTATGAATCTTGTTACCGTGTCTGGAGGTAAAGACAGTCTTGCTCAGTGGCTGCTGGCTATTGAATCCGGAGTGACATTCGAGGCGGCCTTTGCCGACACCGGACATGAACATCCCGAAACCGTTAAATATCTGGAATACCTTGAAAGCAAACTCGGTCCATTGCGCCGCGTCAGGGCTGACTTCTCACAGCGTATAGCTGACAAGAGAACGTTCGTAAAAGATAAGTGGCCAGTTACCCTGGTCAGAGATTTAGGATTCACAGAGGAAGAGGCGACCCTGATAGTGCGTCGCGCTCTGAATGCCCTAAAACCTACCGGCATTCCTTTTCTTGATATGTGCATCTGGAAAGGCACATTTCCTTCCACCCAGCGCAACTTCTGCTCTTTCGAGCTTAAACAGATCCCTATGCAGGAGCAGGTTGTAGACAAGCTGATTGCAGAAGGTAAGCGCGTCATCACGTGGCAGGGAGTTCGCGCTCAGGAATCCGCAAAACGTGCAGAGCTTCCTGAGTGGGAAGCAGGGTTTGACCTTGGGCCGGGCCTGTCGATTTACAGGCCGATCCTTCAATGGACGCATGATGAGGTTTTTGCGCTGGCCAGGCGTCACGGTATTAAGCCAAATCCTCTTTATCAGCAGGGGTGCAGCCGTGTCGGTTGCATGCCATGCGTTAACGTAAACAAAGCTGAACTCGGGGAAATCTTTACCCGCTGGCCTGAAGAAGTAAGCCGGGTTGCTGAATGGGAACGGATTGTTGCCCGATGCTCACGCCGTGGAAACGCAGCATTTTTCCATTCAGGAATGGATCCCGTTAAAGCAGAAACAAACGGCAGCAAAGTATCCCTCGCCTCACACGGCATTGAAACCTATCGCGACTGGGCGCTGACAACGCGCGGCGGACGTCAGTTTGACATGCTTGCAGCTATGGATAACAAGTCCGTCTGCAGCAGCGTCTATCTGGGGGTTTGCGAGTGATTCAGGAATACGCTTACCTGTGGAATGCTCCACGGGAAGCCATCGCCAGCCCATACCCTACCTATGAGGAAATGCACAGCCGCAGTCAGATGATTGCGGCTTTAGTGCGTGCGCAAGAGTTACTTGAAAAGCAGCCGACACTTATCCAGCTCGACATTAAACGCCGCGTCAGTGAGCTGGAAAAAACACAGGGTATTAATCGTGCCAATGCGTACTTAACGAAAACTTTCGTTGAGCGCACATTGCCACGCGTTGAAACCGTTAACGCTCAATATCGCCTCGGTGAAATGAGTCACGGCACGTTTAACCTGCTGGCAGGCAATGCCACTAAACAGGCAGGCGCGGCCAGCGTGGGCGGCACTCTTTGGGAGCTGATGCGCCGCTTTAACCGCCTGCCGGATATGGCTCGCGCCGACGTCGATTTGCTTGCCGGGGATGTAGCAAATTTCATTCTCGCCGAGCTGGTACAGGCACACGCGCAGGCCAGCGATGTGTCAGATTACAAATACACGCACCGTGTTTACATGACCGCCGCCACCATCACCCGCGAGTTGAGCCAGACGCCTCCACTGTGGGAAAAGGTCACATCGCGCCTTTTTGACCCGGAGGAAGTTACTCCGGCAATCCTGCGTATGCAGACGGAAAAGTGGTGGAAAGGCAGGCTGCGTCGCGTCGCCGCATCATGGCGTGAACATCTCCAAATCGCACTGGCAAACGTCAGCAAAAAGCATACCCCCTATGCCAGCAGCATGACCGTATCTGAGTGGCGTGAGCAGAAGCGCCGCACCCGTGAGTTTCTGAAGGGAATGGAGCTTGAAGACGAGGAAGGCAACCGCATCAGCCTGATTGAGAAGTACGACGGCAGCGTGGCTAACCCGGCGATCCGCCGCTGTGAGCTGATGACTCGCATTCGCGGTTTCGAAAACATCTGCAACGAAATGGGCTTTATCGGCGAGTTCTACACCCTGACCGCCCCGGCTCGCTATCACGCCACGATCAAGTCCGGGCATCGTAACCGCAAGTGGAACGGTGCCAGCCCGGCCGAGACGCAGCGTTATCTCTGCAGTGTCTGGCAGAAAATCCGCGCCAAGTTGCACCGCGAAGAAATCCGCATCTTCGGGATCCGCGTTGCTGAGCCTCATCATGATGCGACCCCGCACTGGCACATGCTCATGTTTATGCGCCCGGAGCAGGCTGAGCGCGTGCGCGAGATCATGCGCGACTACGCCTGGCAGGAAGACGGCAGCGAATTGACAACCGAAAAGGCCCGTAAGGCCCGTTTTCACGCCGAGGCTATTGACCCGGAGAAAGGCAGCGCGACGGGTTACGTTGCTAAATACATTTCCAAAAATATCGATGGCTACGCGCTGGACGGCGAGACTGACGACGAAAGCGGCAAAGACCTTAAGGAAACCGCCTCGGCCGTTTCTGCCTGGGCGGCACGCTGGCATATCCGTCAATTCCAGTTTGTGGGCGGCGCGCCGGTCACGGTTTACCGCGAACTGCGCCGCATGGCTGACAGCGAAACCGCACACGGACTTAGCGTCGAGTTTGCGGCAGCGCATGATGCAGCCGACGCAGGCGACTGGGCCGGATACGTTAACGCGCAGGGCGGGCCGTTCGTGCGCCGTGACGAGCTGGCCGTGCGCACCTGGTATCAGGCAAGCGAAGACGTGAATGAGTACGGAGAGGAAACTGTGCGCATCAAGGGCATTTACGCAACCGAAGTTGGCGACGACACGCCGATCTTAACCCGCCTGATGCAGTGGAAGATTGCCCCGAAACGTGCCGTTGATTTGGGTTTTGAATTTAAGGACGCATCCGCGTCCTCTCGGAGTTCTGTCAATAACTGTACGGAGCCAACAGGCTCTGAAGCAGCTATCGATTTCACAAAGCCCCCTACTCGTGCCGAGCGAAGAAGGATTATTAATCGATTAAGAGAAAAGCCAGCGCAGGAGCAACCTGAGCCGGATAAATACCCACCTGAAGTGAGTCATTGCACAGAACGGGAGGCGTTGAAAAAGAGTTTCTTCGAGATCTCCAGGTTAACACTGTCCGACGGCGAAGCTGTGCGCATGATGAAAGGCTATACAATCAAGGTTGGGGAGCTTTCTTACTGGAGCGGTACAAGCGGCTATCTGTTCCATAGACGGAACAAGAATCCTACTCCCTTAAAAACATTTAATGCTCTTGCGAAAAAAAGCGGCATACCTGTGCCTGATTAATAAAACGGCAGTCGGACTAATCTGAGCCGCACGATTCTTTACGATTCCAAAACGTCATGATACTGTTTATACATACAGTATATTTTGAAAAGAAGGAGTTAATCATTTGATGGACATAGATAATCTAAGCGAGACGGTTGCACGCATCCAGTTCATTGCTGACGTATCACTGATCGCACACTGCAAAGAAGATGAATTAAAAATGGCACTGTCGATGATCAGCGACCTGGCAGGGACAATCGACACATCTGTTTTCGAAGCTGCCATATACCGCCAGGCTGAATGATTAATTGCCCCTTCCCTACCGTTCATTAGCCACCTTTCAGGTGGCTTTTTGCTTCTGCATCAAAGTGCATATGCTTGCATGAATCCGCATGATCCAAATTGGATCGCTAAGCGTGTGTGTGGCCGGTGCTGGCGCGTTCAGAGGTAACACATGCACCTGCATGAAAAGCGATGCATAAAGCGGGCAGGCGTGGCGGGGATAGCATTGCGCGCTAAAGGTCATACATGTTTACGTTGTATGCGATGAAGCATGTGAAAAAAAATCACTAGATCTCTAAAGTTTTCCGTCTATCATTCCGAAATAATGACTATGTAATTTTCCTAATGTTTTAAAGGGTGGAGTGATGCTTGATTCAGAGAAACTACTAAATAATAATGGAGAGGTTATGAGTGGCTCACCTACAGCGGGTATGACTAGTTACGGCACAAACTCATCAACTAAAACTTATTGTTATGATGCGAGTATTAGCCAGATCCCTCAGTGCCCGCCATCTAATGCAAAGGAGTGTGATAAAGATGGGTGGCGCTTCACCTTATCGCCTCATACATTAAATTGCTTTTGGCCTCCGGCCCGCAGGAACCCTCAACGAGTTGCTAAGACTGTTAGCGAGTCATGTTCAATGTGGGCGTTGTCTATGTATGAAACTGACTCCCAAGCCTTGCTCGCTTATTCAAAACTCAAAAAAACAGTAAGAAACATCAAAAAAGCTGTCGGTGATCATCTTTCTCAAGGTAGCATAACTGTCGACGATGGAAAATGTACTCCGCCTAGCCATACTGGGCATTTTGATTTCCATCCATACATTAATTCTACTTTTACAAGCAGCTTTGCAGTTATAAGAAAATTACCATGATAAAATTAAACTATAAAAGAGTTAGAGCTACAGAAGTGAGCCAGTACTCATGGTATAGCGATTTAATAAGCTTTGATGGACCATTATTATCATTGTACAAAGGCACAGGTTACACGGATGCACTCTATCTTTGGTTAGATAATTCTGATCGAGCAAATAGATGGTGTTTAATACCCGTTGAAAGAACCCTTCTTGATAAATATCTAAATGAAAAAATCACGCTTCAAGCAGTTATGCATGAAGCGGAGAGCGTTTATATTTGTAATCATTACGCTTCTACCGACGTGCGACATTATAATCTTATAAAAGTATCCGACATCCCGGAAGAATATTTACCCGAAGCCGATTCTTTTTTATATGAAGAAATCTGTACTTCTGACGCTTTACATTTAAGAAATGAACAAACATCTAGTTACATGCTTGGGTTGGATAATCAACTTTTTATAAATGATCTTTCTCAGATACCGAAAACTTTTGAACAATTATATGCCTTTCATTATGGTCTAGAACACTTGGGTCGTACATCTGTAAGAGATGTTATGCGTAAGTTAATGGGAAACTGGACTGGTGGGTTTTCTGCAGTAAACATTTTTAGTGGTCTTAAAAGCTTAATCCCGGCCATTCACAGACCTGAAGTAACTTCTTTACAGTACAACTCTCCGGGCCATATCGAGTTGAATTTACTTCATGACCTAGCTCAGAGTGTACAGGCTGTCTCCAAAAGAATCGAAAGCGAGTTTGTTTTTAATCGTTTAGAAAGAGCTTATAAAACCATTAATACCTACTTAAAGTTAAAAGGCTTATCTGGTTTTGATGAAGATAGTTCAGTGGTAGTTAGTAATATTTCTCCTGAGACCACACTAGTTTTGCATAAAGCAGTAAGAATACTTTTCCGTTGCTTTGGTTGGACTGAATATCATTATAAATTTGAAATGATAGGAGCACACCCATTACAGCAATTGCGAGCTGTAATGGCATACTATAGACGATTGAGAATATTGAGAGGCTATGTCACTAGTAAAAAACTGTACATTGGCAAATCCCAACTCTCATCAAGGAATTAATTACTGTCTCTATAGGTTGGCAATGATTCTGCCAGCCTATAGAAGAATTCATAACTCATACTTCTTAAAATTAACAACCTCCTCCTCAAACCATATATTTATTTGCTTTATCCTTTCCTGTAGCGGCGTCAATTCATTACGCACAAATACCTGTGCCGCCTTCACCGCATCGCCAAAGCCGCCCGAGTTATCCGGGATTATCCCCATCATCTGCGGCGGCACCCGGTGTGCGCTCAGCAGGTCGTCACGGCTGGCCTTTTTGATGTTAAAGAAATCGTCTTTCGTCGCCACCTCACTGAGGGGAAGGATCTTGATGCCGTCGGCTTTGCCGTTCGGGGCGTACATGAACAGGTTACGGAAGTTGCCGATCCCTTTGGTGTCGCGCATCGCCTGGCGCATGCGGTCAACGTCGCTGCTGCTCTGCGCCGCGTCGGTCATGTACAGAATGTACCCGGCATGCGCGCCGTTCTGGTAGTACTTGCGGCGGAACAGCGTCGCGGCCTCATTCAGCCAGGCAGAGTTAAGCGCACTCAGATATTCCGGCAGTCCGTACAGCTCCTGATTAATATCCGGTTCCATCAGGTGAAACACGCTGCCCTTTTTAAACTGGTGCGGCTCTTTCCAGTCATGCACGAACCAGTAAACGTCATCCTCAACGCCCCGGCGCGTAAATTTGGCGGGTGAAGCCTCAAGGCGCAGCGGCTTGCCGAGCGCATTGTCGCGGCGCTCAGCATAGGCGTTGCCAAAAACGAGGTAGTCCAGGGCAAGCTTGCTGAACTCCTGCTGGCTTAACATCGGGTGCGGAATGAAGGTGGATGCCAGTATGTTGCGCTTCACGTAAATCGGCGAGCTGTGGTGAACGGCCGAGCGCAGGCTTTTTGCCAGCCCGTGCAGGCTCACCGGCGGCTCATACCAGCGCCCGTTACCCACGCACTCCGCGTAATCCAGAATGTCGCGCTTATCCATCACCGGTGTCGGGTCACCGAAAGAAAAAACCTCGGTCTGCTGCGGTGCTGCCGCCTGTGCGTCCTGCCCGGTTATGGCGGTGAATGTCTTGCGGCCTCTGCGTTTGCTCATCAGTAAAATTCCAGAATTGAGGGATTAGCGCCGCCGCTGGCTGCGGTAAGCGGTTCGTTTAACAGTGCGTGCATGATTGCCCAGGCGACGTCAGCATGGCTGGCTTCTTCGCTGCGGCTCGCCTCGTAGGTTGAGCGGTTGCCGCTGGCCGTCATGGTTTTGCGGATAGCCATAAACGACTGCGTGATATCCGTCGCCCCGGCGTCATACTCAAGCCGCCCGCTGCTGATGGTGTCTTTTGCCTTCAGCACCATTGCGGTTTTCACTTCCGGCGAGTATTTGATTTCGCGCGCGGCCGGGTAAAACTGGCGTACCAGCTGGAAAACACCCTGGCCGATGCCGGTGGCATCCACGCCGATATATTCAACGGTGTATTTTTTCGTTAAGTCCTCGATAGATTTCGCCTGCGCGGCAAAGTCCATGCCCCGCCACTGGTGACGCTCCAGCACGCGGAACTTACCGCCCGCAACGAGCGGCGGCGCGATTACCGCACAGCCTGCGCTGTCGCCGGTGTGCGACGGGTCATACCCGATCCAGACCGGCCGGTATGCAAACGGGCGCGGCAGGTACGGGTTAAAATCTTCCCACTCTTCCAGGCTGTCGATCATGCAGCTCTGCAGCTCTGCAAACGGGAACACGCTCGCCTCATCATCGACAAAATCACACATCAGCAGGTTCTGATATTCCGCCGGGCTGTATTCAAGCTGCAGTTGCTCAATGTCGAACAGGTTGCAGCCGCCGGTCAGCGCATCCTCAACCGTCACGATCTGCCGCCACTGCCCGTCACCGCACAGCGCGCCTTTCGCCAGGTGTGAATGCGACAGGTCTATCTCGATGCGATCATCTCTGTTGCGCCGCCCCTTGTTAAACAGCTCGCCTGACCAGAACGGATAAGCGCTGTGCGACAGGGCCGACGGCGTGGAAAAGTAGGTGGTGCGCCATTTCTTGTGCAGCGACATGCCGCTGGCAACTTTGCGCAGCTCCTGAAATTTCGGGATCCAGAAATACTCATCCAGGTACAGGTTGCCGGTGTAGCTCTGCGCGGTACGCACGTTCGTGCCGAGAAATATCAGGCGCGCCCCGTTCGGCAGCACGATGGGATCGCCTTTCAGGTCAACATCAGCCTGGCGGGCAAAGTCGAGGATATAGTTTTTAAAAACGTGGGCCTGCGCCTTGCTGGCCGAAAGAAATATCTGGTTTCGCCCGGTGGTCAGCGCGTCGATCAGCGCCTCGCGGGCAAAGTAGAACGTGGCGCCAATCTGGCGCGACTTCAGGATATTGCGGATGCGGTGAGTCAGCCCGGCTTTATGCCAGTTGAGCTGATACTCAAAGCAGTTATCCATAAAATAGCGGGTCAGCTTGTCTACCTGTTCCTCGCTGAACTCATTTTTAACAACCGGCTGGCGCTCACCTTTGTTGCGGTTGCGCACATTAGGGTTTAAGTCGGCCTCGTTGCCGCTGCTGCGGTAGCGCTCAACGCGGGCAAGGCGCTCAATCTGACGGCCGAGCGCGTCTATCTCTTTGTAATCACCATTCCCCTTTACCTCTTTCATGATGAGCTGGATCAGCCGGGCTTCCATGCTGGATTCCACGCGACTGATGGGCGCGACGTTGTCCCACGCGTCGCGCAGCTTCCAGCTCTGCACGGTTGGCGTTTTCTGTCCGAGCGTCTCCGCAATCTGGCGCACGGAATAACCCTGCCAGTAAAGCAGCGCGGCCTGACGGCGCGGATCGCTGATGATGGTTGTCGGTGTC